TCATCAAGCGTTTGAACCGAACAGCCCTTGCTTTCATAATAATCCGGCATTTCGGGCAGTTTCTTCTTATCGTAGCTGTGATGCAGTCAGACAGCACGTGCACTATGTGTCCGCTTTTCGCCATGTTACAGATGGTGATGACAATCATCAAAGACAGCGATAGCAAGGAAGAAATACTGAAAAAACCGGAAGCCCTATTGAATAAGTAACCAAGGCAACCGGCTACCACACGAACGGGGCGGAACTTGCCGCCGCCCTTTCGTGCCTACATTGTATCCTGTCTTGCCCCGTAAATCAAGAGAGGACGTGATTATTATCGACGAGAAAAAATGGGACGACCCACAGTAAACCCGCGTACCGAGAAAATCGGCTTTCGACTGTCAAAGCAGGAGATCGAAGATATTGAGAAGTGCGCGGCCGCTATGGGAACGCAGCGCGTGAATACCGTAACCGAGGGCATTCGATTGCTGAAAAAAGAATTGGGCTTGGATTAAGCCAAAGAAAAGCGGCTGTTGCTTGATGCAACAGCCGTGAACTTTATCTCTCAAACACCAACCCGAACGTTTCTTTGATGAAAAACACCTGCGGTTCGTGTTTGAGCTGCTTTGGAGTAATACCGAATACTTGATACATTTGCACCCTCTGAGCGGAGAGGGTGCATTTTTTGTGCTGTATCCTATTAAGTCGGGATCATCCGAGCTGATGCACGATTATCCGTTTCAGCAGATCGTCAAAGCCGCATTCTCCGGCAGCGACCTTGAGAATGATGTCGGACAGTTCCTCCTGCGTGTATTCGAGCTCTATCCCATTAAGCGCAAGGAATACGAGCATTGCGTGCGCGCCGATGCGTTTGTTCCCGTCGACAAACGGATGGTTTTTGATGAGCCCATAACCCAAGCGGGCCGCCTTCTGTTGAATGGAAGAGAAGGGCTCGACATTGCCGAAGGACCGGAACGGCGCATTCAGCGCGGACTCAAGCATGCCCTCGTCGCGAAGGCCTGTACGCCGCCTGTTTCGGCAATGAGCTCGTCATGCAGCGCAATGATCTGCTCTTTAGACAGTACGATCATTCGGCAATCACCTCATACGCCTTGCGGTTCTTGGCGATAAGGCGTTTTGATACCGCGAGGACGTCCTCGTCGGAAGCGATCTGCTCCGCTTCCGCCCTGCCGAATTAAATCAAGAGGTATCTCGGAGTGTTGTTTTTGAGTATCGCGACCGCGCCGGATTCATCCACCATGCGCGCCACGCGGGAAAAGTTCTGATTCGCCTCGGTGATGGAAACGAGATTATTCGTGTTGACGTTCACAGGAAGCGACCTCCTTTCAGTTCTTCGCTGATTTTGTTAAGATCGACTCCGTTGTATTTGAAAGCTTCGATAAGTCGCTTTGTTTCCATGACCTGACTGTAATCCTGTGTTTTGCTGTACTTCTTTACAGCACTTTCCCTGTTTGCTGAGGAAGGAGCCGCTTTGTTTTCAGCAAGATCTGTTGCGGCCTCGCCACATATCCGACCCATAGTATCACGCAATTCAGCTTTTTTGCCTTTCACATATTCCGCATATTTCTCCTTGGGAAGCCCTGTTTTGCGGAATCCCGTCTTGTAAAAGAAGCTGCCGACCAACGCGGATCGTATCAGTGCGAAAACAATAAAACCGAGTATCGCAAATAGCCCGAGTATTATCAAGAATTCGTCCATATTGTTTCTCCCTTCTAACTCACCACCCGAAACCTATATGCTTTTCGAGCTTTGCGGGCTTCTTTTCGGGCATATCAATATCCTCCGCGGTAATCGTGGTCAAAGCATCGGCGGTCATCTTCTCGGGTTCTATTGCAAGCAAGCGGCCTGCCATGTTCATTTCGGTATGCTCGATGACGTTGCGGACATATCTGCCGTTGCCGAAATCGAGCGAGAGCTTCGCCGCCTCGAACACCTCTGAGAGCTTCGAGAGGGCGTCTTCGGAAAGCTTCAGCCCTTTTGATTTGCCGACGTGCTTTGCTATGTCGCATAGCTCGTCCACGGAATAGTCAGGGAAATCCACGTGGAACGCGATACGCGAGCGCAGGCCGGGGTTCTTATCAAGAAAGCTCTCCATCTTGTCGGGGTAGCCCGCGAAAATGGCTATCATACTGTCGCGGCGGTTCTCCATCTGCTGCACTATGGTGTTGATGGCTTCGTCGCCAAAGCAGCCGTCGCGGTCGTCAACAAGGGAATAGGCCTCGTCTATGAACAGCACGCCGCCGTCCGCCTGGCGGAATTTCTCCTCGACTGTCTTTGCCGTCCAGCCGACGTAGCGTCCTACGAGATCGCCCCTGCCGACCTCAACGAGATGCCCGCGGGAAAGCAGCTCATTCTCCTTCATGATACGGGAGAACAGCCGCGCGACGGTCGTCTTCGCCGTGCCGGGGTTGCCGGTGAATACCATGTGCATGGCTGGACGGGTCTGTGAAATGCCCCTTTCCTTATAGATCCGCTGAAGCTTATAGAAGTTGAGCGCCTTTTCGATGACTGATTTTACGCCGGTCAACCCGGTCATGGAAGTGAGCTCCATATATGCGGAGCCCTTTTCCTCCTCTTTGACGGTCTTGGCGCGGCATTCGGAAAAACACGCGCACTGGGTGAAGACTTCCGTCTTGAGCTTGACATTGAACCAGTCCTCATATACTTTTCTCAGTTCGGAACCATAATACGTCTTCTCTTCGGATATACGAGAAAAGAGCGTTTCGTCCGCGCGCACGGGGCAGTCCTTGGCAAGGGCTTCAAGGTACTTCCTTGCTTTTTCACTGCTCACTATGTCCTCCGTGATCTCAACGAAGGAAAGGTCTCCCATGAACTCAGCGATCCGCTTTTTGATGGCGGCGCACTCTCGCGGAAGACGGAATATGAAAAGCACCCTGTTGCTGTACTCCACGGCCGCGTCGCAGATCGTATCGAAAGCGTCCTCTCCGAACGCTTCAAGCTCGTCGCCTTCTTCACAGAACGAATTGGAAAGTGCGACGACGGCCGTGCCGCCGGAGCATGCTTTATAAACGCTCCTTACCACATCGTAACGGATCCGATCGGAGCTGTTGTCAAATTCGGCAAATCTGCGGCTAATGATCCTGCCCTTTGTATAGAGCGCGGAAAGCAAAGTCGAAGTGACGTTTTCGGTGAAATGATCGTCGTCGGATTCTATCAGATAGTGTACCGGGTGGCCGATAGGCTTATCATGCTTTTCGGACGCGAAAATGCGGTCGAGCTCCGGCGAGAGAGTTTCGCCTGCCAGATTCTTTCGTGCTTCCGTATAAAGGTCTTTAGGATCGGTCTCAATGTCGATCATCCCTTCGTTGAACGGGATCCGCCTGTAGTCGAATCTGTTGAGCTCGGAAATGCCGAAATGATCGAGCACAGTCAAATCATCGGAGATATAATCTTCACGGTCCGCCGAGCTGAGAAGCCCCCGCAGGCTTTGATAGGTTATTTCATACGATGAAATGTATTCCGCCTCAATTCCGGCAGAGGCAAAATAATCGGTGGCGAGCTTGCCTATATCGAGCCTGTCTTTAGTGATCGCTCCGCAAACGACCTCGTCTTCGGAAATGCCCGAAACGAACGGAAACGCATCGTCCTTTCGGCTCTCTGCATACTGGTCCGTTTTAACTTTTATCATCGCCGCCTTCGCGCGCCTCGCCTGCCTTGCGTCCATAGGATCAGAGACCTGCGGAGCTTCTTTTAGCTTTCCAGTGAACTGATAGAAGAGCATAACCATAACTCCTTCCATTGATGTACTATAAAGATACCATAATCCATGCGTCAAAAACGGGGCATAGCAAAAGAGCCGCCTCACTCCGCGGCTCTGTGCGCCTTACAAAGGCATCGCCTTATAAAAGGTCAAGATCATACATTTTTACCCAAACCGCTCTGTATGCCGCTATGACATTGCGAACGCAGGTATGCCTCGGAATCAGATATGAGAGCTTATCCATTGACTCAATGTACCACCCGGGGATATCTTTATCATGCAGATCGGACTTGTACTGCTCTATTTTTGCGTTGTTTTTGTATTTCCATCTTCCTTTTCGAACGCTGTCGGTAATCTTATACGCGTCTTCCGGAGGGAACCCCGCTTGTATCATACGGGAATAAACATCATCACGGCAGGTAATGATCTCGTTGAGTGTCGCAATGTCGTCGCGGAGCAGCTCTTTTCCGTTATCCTCCCATGCGCCTTCAGCAAGCGCAAGCCCGCAGATCCTGATCCAATTTCTGAAGCATGAAGGTGGGATAGCCGCCGTAACAGCAGCGAGTTGATATTTACTGATGGACAGCACGCGATCGAGCTCCGACTCAATACACGGCAGTATCTTTTTCATTCCCTCATCCCCGCAAAGCGGTATCTCGCGCATATCGATGCCTGTCCGGAGCCGGAACTCTTTTGCTTTTTCCGCTTCTCCGTTCGTCTTCAGCATGATCCTGGTCATTATCGGCGTGTTAAAATCGCAAATATGCGTCCGCAAATCAAAAAATGCCCGGATTACCGCATCAAACTGCTCTTCAAATCTCCTGCAGACCTCTTTGCGGCAGCTGCCGTCGATCACGACTTCCGCGAATGGACCCATTCGGTCACGGGCAAAAGGAAAATCAAGTTGTAGGTCGAAGCCGCTTCTGTTGAGGGTGGTGCCGCACTCCAGGCATATTCTTTTCGGAAGATCGGGAGCGCATTTCACTCTTCCGTTATCGACAAACTCGACTCGCTTGCAGCGTGGACACAGATAATGAGCCGGAAGCGGATCCGCTTCTGTCAAGCCGGTAAGGTACGCGATAAGTGAGGATTCGACGATCCCTTTGATACTGAAGTAACAACCGTTTTCACGGCTTATGTCCGCGATCACGGTCAGGGCTTCAAACAGAAGCAACAAGTATTTATCCTGAAGGACCGCCCACTCAACGGCAAGACGGTCTGCAACCTGCTTGGGGATGCTGTTTCCGTAAAGCTTGCCGCAGCGCTTTTCGACCGCCAAACGAAATTTGGCCTCGAAAGACTCATCGTAATGATCCGTATAAGTATTCATCGCTACATCCTCCAGCGTCAATTGTTAATCATGTTATTGATCTCCTCCGCCGTCATCCCGTCTTTTCCAAGCGTGCGCATTTCAAACAAGCCTAAGTTGTTATAACTATCGCGCATATAACTCTGCACGTCCAGGAGCAGCTTCTGATCCTCATCAAGCTCTCCTTCGTACTTTTCAAGGCGGTAGAGCGGCGAAAGAAGCGGACGATAACTGCCCCAACCATGCTTATGCTTGAGCGCGGAATTCCGCCATAAGCCTTTCTCATCAAGATGCAGCATGCGCACGCCGCAGCAGTCAGTGTTGTCTACCTCAAGCAGGAGAACGTGCTTTTGGGGCGCGAACGGGCGGCAGTCGAGCGTGACTATATCGCCCGCCTTGAGCGGGATCGGAAAATCGGGATCGGTTCGGCCCGACGAAAAGCGGCGGTCGATATGAGGAAGCGGTCCGTTCCCGTCGAAGCTGTTTATATCGAAATACATGATCTCATCGCCGATCAGATAATATCGATAAGGTGTGATCATCCTTCCGTCTTTTTGCGGCTCGCATTTTTCCATCTCATACCATTCTAGATCGTCTTCGTCGGGTTCCGTATCAACGCCGTTCAGAGCATATATGTCGTTATTATCCCGAATGCTCGCGAAAACCGCGTCCAGGCTCGTGCACGGAGATGACGGCGAATAACAGGCTATCCCGCCGCCCACATACGAATCCCGGACGTCATAATCATAACCGGCGTAATTCAGAAGCAGTATCCCTCCGCCGCCGCAGTCGAGCGCGGCAAGAGCCTTTTTCATCTTCCTCAGGCAGTATTCGAAGGAACAGTTCCGCTCAGGCTTTTGTTTTTTCAGATCAGTAGATAAGCGACAGGCTTATTATCGTTGCTCACGACGCCTTTCTTTGATGCGGCGAATAAGGGCTTTGATTTGATACCGCACGCCGATGATCTGATAATCCGGCATGTTTATGACTCTTTTCATATATGCGTCAAAGTTTTCCGGGGAAAAAGCCATGCTTCCGTCCTCATTGCTTTTCTTGCCCAAGCCTTCGCTCAGGCGATCGAATTCGCGATCCCATTTACGCTCCGTAATGAACTTCTTCTTACTCATATTTCAACCTCCATGTTCCCGTGATATTGTTTTCCCTGTTCTCCGAAAGCTTGAAGCCTACCGCGTCGGACATAAATCCAGCCTTTTTCAGCATCTCTGCGGCGGGGCCGTTCTCCCAAAGCGTTTCCGCTATAACGCGGTCGTGCCGCGTTCCGGTCAGCACACCGGATAGATAGGCCTTTATGAAAGCCCCGACCTCTTCCGCACAGTAATGCCTGTGGCGATACTCCCTGAAGACGTAGAACTCGAGGTTGTCCTCTTCCTCATAAACGCCGATATAGCCGACGGTCTCGCCGGTATCCCTGAGCGCGATCGAACGATAAAGCACCCCAATCGTTGGCTCTTTAATGAACTCGATAAGCCGCTCATCCGGCTCAATGCCGTACTGAACGAACAGCTCGTCGGCTTCCGTGACATGAACGACATATTCCGCCCAATCTGCGGCCGTCATTTCATGAAGTATCAGTCTCTCGGTTTTGATATCGTTCTGCATTCCATACTCTCCTTACCATTTGCAAACATAATAGCAGAAACCATGGTGCAATTTCGGGACATAAGAAAAGCCCGAAGCATCTGCTCCAGGCAGTGGGTAATAATCGATTATTCTTTCGATACCTCTTTCAACCTTTCCCATATCTTGACCATGGCGAGAGTATCGAGCTCGCAGTATTTGAGGAGGTTCCTGCGTGTGCGTTCAAGCTCTTCGGGCTCCATATGCTCCATCGCGGGGAAGGCGTTCATGGCCTCGCTGCCGTTGTGGATATCCTCGAGATTGTGATAATTTAGCTCGGGATCGTCGGGGAACAGCGCGGGCAGCACGCTCTTTATCGAGAAGCTTTTGCCCATCGCGGGGTTATAGTACCAGCCGGACTTGAAAGGATCGAGCAGATCGACGATATTTTCGCGGATGCTCATCAGATGCTCCGCAAGGTCGGGGAAGAGCTCCGCAAGATATTTAAGCCGTCCGCACTCGAACGATTTGTTATACGCGGTGACGCATGCGTCCTTCGGGATATCGCGGCAGAGGGCCTCCGCGATGGCTCTTCGCGGATCGGTGCCCGCCTCCGCAAGGAACTCCCGATGATGAAGCTCCCCGCCCTCGCGCTCGATATAGTGCAGGGAATACTGGAAGGGGATCTGCTCGTAGGGTTTCGAGCCGATATAACGCGGCACGGCGTACTGGACCGTCTCGAAATCAAGGAAATACAGCGGATATTTCAGCGTGGAAACGAACTTCCGGATCTCCTCGACAATGACGACGTCTCCGCGGTGATGCAATGTGCAGTCGATCTGGCGGAGCTGGATGGGGTTATGATAGAATTTAGACTTCCAGAGCTCTTCAAAGGACACCGCACCGGCATAATAGCGGCTCAGCTTCTTATCAAAATGCATGTTGATAAGATCGAACACGTTAGGTTTCGGCAGTTCCCGCGTGCAGTAAGCCCAATAGGAGCAGACATACGGCTTATGGCAGGCCATGGAAAGATCGATGGGCGGCTCGGCGGGCTTATTAAGATACCGCTCGGCGATAAGGAGCAGTTCTTCAACCTCCCGGCTCTTCTCGGCGGCGGCCTCCGAAACGTCGGCAACACGGAAGAATTCATCCAGCTTCAGCTCGCCGTCGAACACGTACCCGTTGTTTATGACGACAAGATAAGTGCCGGTCACGTTGACTCCGCAGTGCTCCAGCATGTACTTCTGAAACGCGACATCTGCGGCATAGATCTCCCGCTCACTGTGAGTGGAGCTCTTGACCTCGTATATCGCCCAGCCGCCGTTCTCCTTTTTGAGGATATCGACGGCGCAGTAGAGCCCATTATACGAGAACGACGCCTCGCAGATGATCGGCGTGCCGCGGTCCATCTCGGCTTTGGTCGCTTCGATCATCCTTTTAAGGTTGAGCTTTTCGCCGTCGTACGCGGTCACTTCGACGAAATCACCGAAAAGTCCCATGGCAAGGTCGCCGACCTCGCTGCCCGTTTTCATTATGGCAAGGGTCGCTTCATCTATGATCTGCAGCTCCGGCTTATACTTCTTAAGCCAGGCGAGCTTCGGACACTGCCACAGCGCGCAGTATTTGGATTTGGAGAGATGCAATGCGTTCATACCGTTACCTCTTTTTCGTATAGAATCTGTCACTCGATTTGAAGTTGTAAATCGGGCGTATCTGCTTTTCGATACGAACTGTATCGCCGATGGCGTCGATTATCGTCTGCGGGTCCTTATACGCCATGGGGCATTCGTCGAGGGTGTCCTGTCCCACCGATGTGGTGTAGATGCCTTCCATGCTCTTCTTGAAGGCGGAAAGGGTGAAGCTGTTCTCCGCCTGAGTGCGGCTGAAAAGCCGTCCCGCGCCGTGGGGAGCGCTCTGGTTCCAGTCGTCGTTGCCGAGTCCTGTGCAGATGAGCGCGCCGTCGCGCATGTTGAGGGGGATGAGCAGCCGCTCGCCCTCGCGCGCCGAGACCGCGCCCTTCCTCAAGATCATGTGCTCCATGTCGATATAGTTGTGGATGGTCGTGAAGAAATCCGCCTCATGGAGCTTCATCGCGTCGAGTATGCAATCCTTGATGATCCGGCGGTTCAGCGCCGCGAAGCGCTGCATCAGCGCCATATCGTGAAGGTAATCGTCGCGGTCGGAGCCCGTGAGATACGCAAGCTCAAAGGGGATCTCGGTCTGCTTCCTGCCGCCGAGGTTTGAATACGCCTTGTTCTGGTAATGCTCCGCGACCTGCAGGCCGAGATTGCGGCTGCCGGTGTGGATGACGAGATAGAGGTTCTCCTCGTCGTCGCGGTCGATCTCGATGAAATGGTTGCCGCCGCCGAGCGTGCCGAGGCTCTCCTTTGCCCTTCGGGTATCGACCTTTTTGATGCAGATAAGCTCGTCAATGTCGATGCGCCCGTGGCTGCGGTGGGGACGCTCCCTGACGTCGCGCCCGTGGGGGATGTTCTTCCTGATGAACGAATCGAGCTCGGGGAGGTTTATGCGCTTCTCGAAAAGCCGGACTACGTCCATGCCGCAGCCGATATCGACGCCCACGAGATTGGGCACGACGAAATCGCCGACGGTCATTGTCGTGCCGATGGTGCAGCCCTTGCCCGTGTGAACATCCGGCATAATCCTGATTTTCGATCCCGCGGCGAACTGCTGATCGCATAGCGCACGGATCTGCCCCTCCGCAGAGGGCTCGATGACGTCGGTGTAAACTTTTGCGGCGGCGTAGATGCCGGGGATGGTGATCATTTGATGAGTACCTGTTAGTTGTGTAATGCTATGTTACTTCTTTATAGCAAGTTCATAAGGTACAGAAGAAAAAGATAGAATCCCCAAATCTTTGCAATAATCTCTCCAATACTTCTGGATTGCTTTTGCGTATGTCCAAATGAAAATATCTATTTCTTTGTATGGTATTTCATCTAAGGAGTATTCGTCAACAAAAGACTTATATGCCTTTTTAAATTTGCAGTAGTCACTCCACTCAGTTTTGTTTACTGGTTTTTTCCTTTTCTTCAAATAATAATAGAGAAGCGTACATACATTGCTATCTATTATTGGATAATCGGACGGACATTCTTTCTTCTTAACAAAACTATAAACCTTTGTCGCAAATGAGTAAGTGTATTTCCCCGTTTGCTGGTAACATAACTTTACAAAGCTATCAAAAGTCATCTCTTCACTAGTTGCAAGTTTGTTTGCTAATGCTATGATTTCACTTTCTTTCAGTCGAGTATTATAAACTCGGTTTAGATTTATCAGGGCATCAGTATAGTTCCCTATATTAAACAGTTCTGATATACATTCATCTTCCTTTTTGAAATTATCAAACTCTCTCTTTTTGATGTAGTTACGTATATCTACTTGCACTCCTTTAAATAATTCAGTATTCCATTGTGGGGTCAAATTACCGTAGCCCCAAAAAGAGCAATACTGCTTTACCAACCGTGATGTCGGCTCAACGAGCTCAAAATGCATTTTCTTTCCCTCCTTAAATGTCCTTGTAAGCCTCGACCGTTCTCTCGGCCGTTTCCTTAACCTTCTTCGCCAGAAACTCCGGCTCAAGGAGGACAACGTCGGGTGCAAAGCTGCGTGCGAACTGCAGCATCGACATTTCGTTCACCGTGGCGGTGACGGTCACGGTATCGTCAGTCTCGTCCGAGAACCTGACCTCCTTGCCGAACATATCGATAACGTCTGAGATCATGGGCTTTACTATGCGGAACTTCGCGCGAACGTTCTCGCTCGAAAACATATAGATATGCTCGCGCATGTATTTGGCGAGGTCGAGGCGCCGCTCCTTCGCCCAGGGCAGGCTCTCGAAGGGCTTGGCGGGCTCGTCCAGTTTTTCCACCTTCGTAATGCGGTCGACGCGGTAATTGGAGATATCATCGTACTTATCGTAATTGCAGATAAGATAGTACTTGCCCTCCTTCGCCGCCATCTGATAGGGGTTCACGACGTATTCCCGCACGCTGCCGTCCTCGCGAAGCCTCGGATGCAGCTTCTTATCGACGCCGTATTCGAGGTACTGAAAGCTCACCTTGCGGCCTTCGTATATCGCCTCGCCGAGCAGTTCGATATTGAGGAAGAGCTGCGGGTTCTCCGGCAGATTGTCCGGCACGGTGAGCACGTGCTTCATGTGCGAGCGGAAGTATTTACTTGAAAGACTTTCGAGCTTTTCCGCGAGCTCCTTTCGCTGCGAATGCGGTATGTGCCCCGAGAACAGCACGCTGTCGATCAGCATACGGAGCTCCGCGTCCGAGAAATCCCGCACGAGGTAGATATCCGTAATGAGAGGCTGCTCCTCCTTTTCTCCGGTCTCGCCGTTCGGCATCATGCGTTTCTTTTCGGGAGAAGCGGGTTTGATCTCATACCCGGCGTCTATAAGAAAGTCGATGTTGCGGCGCACCGCCTTGCGGTCCACTTCCATGCCGTACTCGTCCTTAAGATATTTGATTATCTCCTTCTGCGAGATCGGGTGAGCCGCGTCGGAATGCCCTTGCAGTATCCTCAGTATGTTTATCGTGATCAGTTTTTTGGCGTACATTTTCCCACCTCCCGCGGATATTATATCATTTTCGGCTTTATTATACAACGGGGCATGGAACATTTTTGACGCATCAAAAATGATAGTATTCATTCCGGAAGGTGAAGATAGCGGCAACTTATCTGAAAAGCATAGAAGTTGAAACGATGACGAGGGCATATCTTAAGAACAAAGACGACAAGGTGCAAAGAACCTTGGGGAAAGCCGGCAAAAGCGGCGTGCTTGATCTGAGACATCCTGAGATGAGGGACGCAAAGATCGACCGAATACCGGAAGGTTTGGAAGAATTGATAATCGATTCGAGCTATACTCATGATGTTTCGTTCATCAGCAGGGTCAGTGGCCTTAAGCGTCTGAAAGTCTATAACCATACTGATGATTTCTCGTTCCTGAAAGGAATGGACTCGCTGACGGAACTGTCTCTTCATAACACGGGTTTCAATGATATGTCCGTGATCCGTGGCCTGCCTTTGGAAAAGCTTTATCTTGATGAAACATCCGTGGATCATCCGGATCTTGTTTATGAAATGCCCTCCTTGAAAGAACTGTGGCTTACAAGAAGCCTCGCGAACACGATCGACATAAAACTGCCGAGAGAAAGGAATCCCCAAATCATTGTTGACGTGATAAGCGGAGGGAATATAAGAACATATCTGAGAAAAGCTGAGGAGCCGAAAGGTTAGGCATAATCATCCCGGAGCATTCGGGAGTTTCCGCCTATATCGGATTCAGCGCGATCGGAACCGAAGCCGGAAGCTTTTGAATGGTTTTGGCTCAATGGACATAAAAATACAGCAAAAAACAGGATGGGATGAATTAAGCCCATCCTTTGTTGTATTCTGTTTTTAGAAAGGAGGTGCGGCTATGAATAACTACAAGGTCGTCGTCTACGTCAACGGCAGAAGGAGCGAACTGACCGTTTCCGCCCGGATCATGTCCGACGCGAAGGAGATCGTCAAGGCGCAGTTTGCCGACGCAAAGCTGAGCTTCGGTACTGTAACCAAGCTGTAACTGTAATTGACTGAACCACACAAAAACGGCAGGTCTGTGCTATGCGCCAAGATCTGCCGTTCTCGTTTCTTATATTGGAAATATCATTCACCGTAAAACACTTCAAGATCGTCCAGCCGCAGCAATGCGGGCGGAAAGCCTTGTGAGCAACCGACATCTATATCGATCCACGTGCGCGTCTTTATCACCTTGCCGCGGTGCTCGTCGCTTAAATACAGCGTGGGCGTGTGGCCGAAAACGGTGATGATATCGTCGAAGTATTCGGTTTCCATGGTCGGCCTCGCCCAAAGCAGATCGGAAGGCGCGTAATCCGAGAGCTTCTTCTCCTTATCGAAACCTTCGAACCCGGCGTGGACGAGCAGGAAGTCCCGCCCGTTCACCGTCAGCGCGGCTATATGAGGCGAGTTATTCAAATAATCGAATACTTCTTTTACCGCGCCCGGATCTTCTTCCGACAGATCGCGCAGATGTTCAAGCGTCACTCCGCCGCCGTTCAGCATCCAGCAGCTGTATTCAGAGAGACTTTCGAAATACTCTATACCGAGTGCCTTGCCAGCCTCGGTGCGCTCTTCTATGACCAAGCGGCTTTTCAGCAGCATGTCCTCGTGATTGCCGAGAATGAATCCAAAATTCGGCTGTGCCATGATATAGCGAAGCAACGAAACGCCGCCGTCGCCGTTGCGGTCGATGACGTCACCGAGTATGTACAGCGTGTCCGTATCGGAGAAGTTTGCCTTGTCAAGCAGGGCTTTGAACTTGTCGACGGGATAGCCGTGAAGGTCGGAGATGGTGTAAGTTTTCATAATTAATGGTGCTCTTTAGTTTTATTATGGAAGCAAATCACTTTTTCAACATCCATATCATTATGGTCAACGTGAGCTTTGGGATGATAATAGGATACTATGGTCTTTTCATATTTTCTCCAAACACGAAAGATTTTATTATATTTCTCTAAAGCGATGCCTTCATAACATGTTTTTATACATTTACTCGGACCCATGCCAACGATTGCTTCAAAAGCCCCGCATACAGTGACCACGTACTCGCACTGTATGTTTTTTATTATTTGAATGCGGTTCATCGCAATACTCCCGTATTTTTCTTTATCTGATGCAGATAATTGGCAAAGGGGAAAATCATCCGCTTGCTTTGAAATCTTCTTCATTTCCTTTAGTGTTTTTTATAGCGTTCACCTTCTGTTCCTAACCCTGAAAAAGGATAAATGTTTATATATGCACATTTGGACAGTGCCTCCTTTAAATAGGCTTTGGTAAATTCGGACTTTTCACCCTGATCCGGATTCAAAAGCCTTATTGCTATAGTTCCGAGTACATTTATATATGCATCGCTTAGCTCCACATCGTCTGGGCCAATAACTCTTTTCATCCAAAACTCTTTTGAAAGCGTTTCATATCCTCCTGTGTTCGGTTCCTTCAGCACAAACAGAATTTCGCAGTCCTCTGGATTACCCAAATATCCCTCTATCGCGCCTTTTTTCCTTTCCGGCCTATAGAACAGTTTTTCAACGTCACTCACTTTTTCTTTCTCCATATTTTTGTCCTTTGTTGTCCGTTTTTACTTCCTCTCTCACCTTCATCAACAGCTTCCCGAGCTTATTCTGCCCCTCGCCGCGGCAGACGCCCCAATAGCGGTCCCAATGGTTGTTGCCCTCGATGAGCTCCGCGTCCCCGGTGGCGATGAGCTTATCCCGAAGCCCGGGATCGGAGAACTTGGAAATAAGCAGCTCATACATGATCCCCTCCTTCACTTCCTCCCTGTCGGGGCGGAGCACGGTCTTCTTGCCCATCCTCTTGGCGGTGACGGGCGAACCGACGGCGGCGACGCTCCTGCGATACTCCGGATCGGGATTCTTGGCCGCCTGGAAGGCGTGTTCAACGGAATGGTACGTCATCCCCTCGAATTCGACTTTGCACTTGTGAAAATTGGAAAGGAAACTGTATTCTCCCCCGAACGAATCTATGACCTGCATGACGTTTTCCTCCATATCAACAGTATAAGTTCGGGCGGGCGCACTGTCAACCGCCCCTATTATAAATAGCATATCATGTGCGCCGATTTTGACCCATGCTATGTGCTATTATTATTTCGCAAGCAAAATAGCGCGGAGGACGAACATGGACCTTTTCGGGCAGCTCAATGAAAAACAACTTGAGGCCGTAAAAGAAACCGAGGGATACGTGCGCGTGATAGCCGGCGCGGGAAGCGAAAAAACGAAGCTTCTCGTCAGCCGCTGCGCGTATCTTGTAAAAGAGTACGGTATCGATTCGGCAAACATTCTTTGCGTTACCTTTACCAACAAAGCCGCCGGAGAGATGCGAAGGCGCATACGCGAGCTTATCGGGGCGAAATACGATACCGGGCTGATCTGCACGTATCACGGGTTCTGCGCGAGGCTCCTGCGGGAGGATCCCCATAAGCTGTTTTTCTCGAAGGGTTTTCAGGTAATCGACGTTTCCCAGCAGAAAGCGCTGCTTGCGGAGATCTATCAGAAATTCGAGCTGAAGCTCGATCACGCGAGCTTTGAGGTCATACTGAAAAAGATCAGCCTGTTCAAATCAAAGACCGACTACGTCCCGCGATTCTGCAGTCCCGAACCCTGCGGCATTCTTTATACAGCATGATATCTACAAAGCTCTAAACGGTGACGGTTGGGCGGATGCACTCTTCACGTCCGCCATGGAACTGCCCATAGTATGATATAGTATGATGCGGAAAAACCGCAGAAAGGATAAAACAATGACCGTAAAAACAAAACTCTGGCTCAAAGCCGCAGGCATCCGTGCCGTTAAAACAATCGCTCAGACTGCCGTTGCAACTATCGGCACGTCCGCTGTACTCGGTGATGTTAATTGGATTGCAGTAGCATCTGCTTCCGTGCTTGCCGGTATCCTCTCTCTGCTCACCAGCGTTGCAGGCCTGCCGGAGATCCAGCAAACAGAGGACTAAGTTTCACCCCGTGCCCGCAAAGTGTTAAGCATTGCAATTTGCGAGTGCATTTTTTATTTTTAGCTTTATACATTTGATTAAATATATTTGCGTTTTAAAACAGGATTACGGGTTCAGAAGATTCCTCACCCGAGGGAAGACCAACAACGAAACCCGCCCACCGAGAAAATCGGCTTTCGACTGTCGAAACAGGAGATCAAAGATATTGAAAAATGCGCGGCCGCTATGGGAACGCAGCGCGTGAACGCTGTAACCGAAGGCATTCGATTGCTGAAAAAAGAATTGGGCTTGGAGCAAGCCAAAGAAAAGCGGCTGTTGCTTGATGCAACAGCCGTGAACTTTATCTCCCAAACACCAACCCGAACGTTTCTTTGATGAAAAACACCTGCGGTTCGTATTTGAGCTGCTTTGGTGGAGCATGAGGCGCAGCGTCCGAACACCTCACCCGCCTCAGCGGCTTGAAGCATCTTCAGTGTGACAACGCTTTTGTTTCCGCTGAAATTGAACGTCAGCTTCACGCAGTCGTCGAACACAAACACCGAATTCACAAAGGTCTGAATCAGCCGCTTTTGTACCTCCCTGTCGGTGCGGTCCGCGTTGCGCAAGTCATACAGGTAGAAGGCTATGTGTTCCCGCTGTAGGTGGAAGCCCCTTGCAAGCTCCCGGTCAGCTATGGCTGCCTTCAGCTCTGCCTTCTGTGTCGTCAGCTCATCCATGCGGGACTTCGTTTCATCGGTCAGAATACCGGCCTCTATGGCCCGGATTAGGTTTTTGATTGCAAGGTCCGTCTGTTCAAGCTGCCGCGTGAGGTTGCGCAGCTCTTCTTGACTGTTATCCTGTGCAAGATAATATTGCCACGTGTTTTCTATGATGAAGTCCAGCAGCTCCGTGTCGGCCAGCAGGTCACACGTGGCCTTGATTACAAGATCCTCAACGTCGGCCTGCCGGACGGCCTTTTTGTCGCAGGTCTTGAAGCGCTTTTTGTGGGAACAGATGTAGTAGTTATGCCGTGCGCCGGTTTTGCTTGTGCCGCTCTCCCCGAACATAGGAGCGCCGCACTTCCCGCAGAAGGCCTTGTCGGCAAGCAGGTAGTCCGCTCTTGCCCACGTTTTGGCAGGAGCGCGTTTATTGACCTTCAGCATTTCCTGCACCTTGTAGAAAAGCTCATCGTCAATCAGACGCGGGACGCCGCCTTCAATGTGCTTCCCGTGATTGTTGTAGATCCCGATATACTTTTCATTCTTCAGGATCGTGTGAAGGCTGTTGTGGGTGAATTTACCGCCGCGCAGTGTCCGAAGGCCCAGTTCATTGAGCTTTGCCACAATCTCCGTGACGGTGGCCCCGTCAGCGTACATTTTGAAGATCAGCCGGACGGTGGGTGCGGTATCTTCGTCAATCTCAAATTTCTTGTCAGGCCCCGTCTTGTAGCCCAGCGGGCGGTTGCCGCCAGTGACTTGGCACTTCTCCGCGCTCTCCGCAATGCCGCGCCGGATATTCTGTGAGAGCTGCAAGCTGTAGTATTCAGCGAAGCCCTCAAGCACGCTTTCCAGAATGACGCCTTCGGGTGTATTGGGTATCGTTTCTGCAACGTACTCCACCCGGACGCCGTTCTTCCGGCATTTCATCTTGTTTATGGCTATCTCTTCACGGTTGCGCCCGAAGCGGTCAACCTTCCAGAGTATAATCACGTTGAATTGCTTTTTCGCCGTGTCCTTCAGCATACGCTGAAATTCCTCACGGTTATCTGTCCGGCCTGACTTCGCCCGGTCCACGTACTCATGCACGATGGTATAGCCGTGGGCGGCTGCATACTTCTGAGCTTCGGCAAGCTGCCCCTCAATGGACTGCTCACCCTGACTGTGGCTTGAGTACCGGGCATATACGGCGGCCAGATCGCCTTCCTTGCCCTTCTGAGGCACGTTCCACTTAATATCTACTGACATACCCCTGTCACCCGTTCACCCCTTCTGCGCCCAGAGAATAGGCCTTGTCGGTCCATTCATAAATGCTGGTCTGCTTTTCTGCTGCGAGGCCGTAGAGCTTCAGGCGGTCCATGATTTGGGACGCGGTGGAGAAGCTACACACGCAGGACCTTTGCACTTCCGCTGCGCTCAGCTTAGTCATACCGGCAAGCGTCTGAGCGTATTGATCCACATACACGCCCAGATCCAGCGGCAGATACGGCTTCAGCGCGGCAGCGCTGACAGTGTGTGCCGGAGCGGGTGCAGCTTCCACCTTTTGCGCGGCTCTGATTGGGGCCGCGCTTTTTTGCTTTACGGGCTTGTTCTTTTTCACTCTCATACCTGTTACTCCCGGAAGTAGTACGACGCCATTTTCTGCGGCCAGCTTTTCAGCGGCTGCGGTGAAGGTGTTATTCGTCACGACCATAGCGGCGTTGCACCCGTAGTGGGCCTTCGCTGCGGTGACTTCTTGGACGGCGGCTACACCGACGGGCGAGGAATAATACGTGCACTGGACGGCGTACTTCTTCGTACCCTTCTTCGCTATTACATCGGCCCCGTAGTCCCCGGAGGCCTGCGTAACGCTGACGCCGTGGTATCCGCGCCGCCGGAGGTATTCAGCTACCCGGTATTCATAGTCATGCCCGTCAACGGACGGTTTACTTGAGCGGGCCAGCGTGAAGGGCAGCTTCACCAGCTCCCATAGAAACGTAAACAGCCCTGCGAGAATTGCCCATGCAAGCCGGAACACCAGCATGAAGGGCAGCGCTATCAATTTGAGTGCCTTCTTCACGGCCTCACCTCCTAAACCGAATACAGATTGCCGTACTTATACAGGCTCACGGCCTTGCGCATCAGATCTTCTGTGACATTGAAAAACTCCGCAAGCTCCCACAGCTCAGTGTATCCCTTCTCTACGGCGTGTTCAAGCTCATCCTCTGTGATGAGCTTTTTTATTGCCCACCGGTCAGCGCGGTTTTCGTGGCGCTGCCGACTGTCACAGGGAGAATAGACGTTGTAGAAAGATCCTGTCATGCAATGGCCCAGCTCATGGGCAAGTTTGGTCTTTTCGTCTGCGCTGGAAGTTACCTTGTGAGGATCAAGAGCAACATAACACTGCCCGTCTGTATCCATCGTTGACAGAGCTTCCCTTTTGTTGAGGGAGAACGCAGCGACGGTGACGCCTTCCTGATCGGCATAGTTATACAGCTCATTGATTGTTGTCATTGATCCTTCTTTCTCTCCTTTATGAAGGCCGCGAAGCGTCTAACGTCCTCTACGTCCTTTTCGTCAATATCCTCTGTGTCGCCCCACAGGGCAAATATTAGCTCCGCGTCCTTTGCGGAGAAACGGCCCAGCTTCCCGCTACGGCGGGCGGCCTCCCGCTGCGCGTCGCGTTCTGCGGCAAGCATCATGGCACGGGCCTTCTTTATATCGCCGTTGGCGGCCTCAACGTAGGCAAGCGGGATCTCTGCCAGAGCGTCACCGTCCGTGTCGTAGTCTATCGGATCGTCGGTGCGGCCCAGCAGATAGTCCACGGAAACGCCGAAGAAGTCAGCGATTTTGGCGGCGGTGTATGAATCCGGCTTTGCGTCCATACCGGCCTGATATTGCTTCTTCCAGTAGGAAACGCTGCCCTTGCTGAAGCCTATCTCTTGACTTGCCTTTGTGGGTGTTATGCCCTTTTCTTCGCAGAGCTTTTTGAATCTCTCATAGAACATGGTGAGCCTCCAAAAAAATAAATTCAAATATTTGCTCCAAACCCCTTGACAAGTCCAAATGATTGCTCTATAATAACCCACGTAAGAGCAAATATTTGAACAGGGTGCAAGAAGCTGAACCCTCCGAAGATCGGAGCGTCGGCGTGTGTGGTATTGGGTAGCATCAATATCATAGCACATAAGTACAAATATTTCAACTCTTTCCGGAAAAATATTTGAACGGAGGTGAAACGTTTTGATTTTGGACTGGACCGCTGAAGTGGCCGGACGTATGCACGCGGCAAGAGTGACCGGGCTTGAGCTTGCGAAAGAAGCGGGCGTTTCCAATTCGTATCTGTCCGCAGTCTTACACAAGAAGAAGGGCAATGAGCAGACCCGGCAGCGCATCATCTGCGCGTTGGAACGCCTTGAGCAGCGGCAGGCAGACGCAAACGTAGTAAACCAGTGAAGGAGGTAAGCATCTATGGCCCACCTTATTGAGTGTGAGCAGATCCCGAAAATTCAACTTGATATTCTGAGCCGTACACTGCTTGCAGCTATGGAGCGCTTCTATTCTGACCCGGACAATCAGCGCCGGTACGAAGAATGGCTGCGCGGAGAGGAAGGGCAAGCCTACGTCAAGCGCACGGCGCAGACGGCAGCGCAGCCCGTGTAACTACGTGTCTGTGTGGTCTTGGACGTACTCAAGGCAACGTATTTCCTAATTTGAACAATGAACATCATGTGATTAAGGAGGCAATTTTATGTACGAAATCAAAGTTACGGTAGAAGTACCGGGCTTGCCTGAAGCGCTGACAGCGCTTGCGAGCGCCCTGAGCAAAGGACAGCCCGCAGCATTTTTCCCGCAGGACGCCGCCTCTACGGCAAACGCGGACAAGCCCGCTGAGGCCGCCCAGAAGGCGCAGGAAAACCCTACGGCCCCGGCAGTGACCTCTTCGACCTCTGCGAACGCAGAAGCTGTGTCGGCTGCCCAGACTGGCCCTGCGACGGCAGCATCATCCCCTTCTAAGGCCTACAGCCTTGACGATCTCAGCCGCGCGGGTGCGGCGCTGATAGATCAGGACAAAATGCCGCAGCTTCTTGAACTGCTCAAGAAGTACGGTGTGCAGGCCATTACTCAGCTCGACCCCGGCACTTATCCCGCCTTCGTGGAGGAAATGAAGGCTCTGGGCGCTAAGCTGTAAGGAGGTATCCGGTATGCCTACTCCGAATATACACGCTCTTCTGAGTGCGTCCAGCGCCCACCGCTGGCTTGCCTGTACGGCGGCCCCGCATTTTGAAGAGAATTTCCCGGACGGCACCAGCACCTATGCTGAAGAAGGCACACTTGCCCACGCCATCTGTGAGCTGTACGCCCGCAAGAAATTCACGATTATGACTACCCGGAAATTCAACGCTGAGCTGAAGAAGCTGCAAGCGCAGCCTCTGTATCAGGAAGAAATGCTCAGGACGGCTGAGGCCTACGTTGAATACCTGACGGAAAAGGCCATGAGCTACACGGCGACGCCGCACGTGGCAATGGAAGTCAGGGTGGACCTGACGGACTACATACCTGACGGCTTCGGGACCTGTGACTGCATCATGATAGGCGGCGACACGCTGCACATTACCGACTACAAACACGGCAAGGGCGTTCCCGTAAGTGCTGTGGACAACCCACAAATGCGGCTGTATGCACTGGGCGCTCTGAGGCTCTACGGGCCAATCTACGGCGACCTAATCAAACGGGTATCAATGGGTATCTGTCAGCCCCGCCTGTCACAGGAAGCCAGCGAGGACGCTCTCAGCGTGGACGAGCTGCTTGCATGGGGCGAGAGCATCAAGCCTATTGCACGCGAGGCCTACGACGGCCCCGGAACCTTCTGTCCCGGTGAGCATTGCAGGTTCTGCAAAGGTAAGGCTCAATGTGCCGCAAGAGCCGCGTTCTTCACCGGCTTTGAGGAATTTACGGACTGCGCTGCCGTGAACGACAGCCGCGAAATCGGGAAAAACCCATGCCTGTCGGTTGCAGAAGTCGGAGATTTGCTTATTCGCGCTGAAGGGCTTGTGCAGTGGTACAAGGACCTTCAGACTTATGCATCCGCTGTGCTGCTTGACGGCGGTGAAGTCCCGGGATGGAAACTGGTGGAGGGCCGCAGCAACCGCGCTTTCACGGATGCCGATGCCGCCGTCAAAAAGCTTATTGATGCCGGGTATGACGAGGCTTTGATTTACGACCGCAAGCCGAAGACTCTCTCGGAACTGGAAAAGTTGCTCGGCAAGAAGAGCTTCTCGGAATTGCTTTCCGGTTTCGTCACAAAGCCGAAGGGTAAGCCCACACTTGTGCCGGAAAGCGATTGCCGAGATGCATATTGCCCCGGTGCTGCCGAGTTTGAGGGTGTGTCCAATGGCTGAAATTATATGCCTCAACGACGGCGGCTTTGTAGTCAATTTGGGTGACACTAAAGAGTTCTTGGAACGTCTGCTGAGGGAAAAAGTTGGCGTGGACGCTGCATGGTGTTTTGCAGATTATGTGTCGGAGCTTACTGATGACCAAAGCGACCTGAGTGCCGAAAATGAGCGCCTTGAACGCGAGATCGACGGCTACAGAGCAATGTGCTTTGACGCTTGTGGAGCATTGAATACGATTCTCTCGTTACTCGCTGCCCCGCGGTTGGACAGAGAAAAGCTTCGGTTTGTCGCTCGAACAACACATGACGATATCATGTCGAATTTATGAAGGAGGTTTTGAATATGACCATTACACTCACCAGAGACGCGTTTAATGCAATCATGAGGACTTGCAAAGATGTGGCTAAAGGGAGCCACTACGTCGGACTCGACAGAGATACGCTGCGATTGATTTGCCGCGACTCCAGAGTCACGGCTGTAGCGCTAAACAATGCATCGATTGTGGAAGTTACAGTTCCGTGCGAGCAACCCAGTGACGACGGAGAGATGCTCGTTCCGGTTTTGAAGCTCGCCGGGAAAAATGAGCTGATAGTATCTATTTCCCACGAAAATGGGGTAACATCCGTTTTGACTGCCGAACGGGATGAAAAATATGAATTGGAACTTGAAGACACGCCTTTCAAGGGTGTTGAAGCGATTCTGCCAAAAAACGAACGTCCGATGCGCTCTGTATGTTTCGATCCGCATCGGCTGTGTCAGGCAATCACCGCAATGAAGGCAACCGGCACCAACAGTGTGCAGATTAGTTTTTACAAGGATTGGCAGACCGGAGTAGTTATTACCGCACCGCATGCGAAAGCGTGTGTTTTGCCGGTGCGGAGAGAAGATAACTTTTGAGCAAACACGTGACATTAAGTAACTTATGAATTTTATGGAGGAATTAAACCATGTATCAAAATGACCCTAAAAGAGTTCTTACCCCCGAATGCAGACTTTCATACTGCAACCTCGTGACCGCCCGTGCGCCGCAGAACGGCGTGGGCGACCCGAAGTTCAGTGTTACATTGCTGATTCCTAAGTCCAACCCTAACATCAAGCAGGAACTTGATGCAGCTATGAATGCCGCTGCTGAGGTCGGCATCAGCTCCAAGTGGAATGGTGTACGTCCTGCCCGCATTGAATCCGTCGTGCACGACGGCGACGGTGTGCGCCCATCCGGTGAGCCTTTTGGTGAGGAGTGCCGCGGCTGCTGGGTGGTTACGGCGTCTTCCAAGAACAAGCCCTATGTCTGCGGCGCGGACAACGTGAATTGCGAACTGGCCCCCACGGACATCTACAGCGGTATGTATGCCCGCGTGTCCATCAACTTCTACGCTTACAACTCCGCCGGCAAGCGCGGCGTCGGCTGCGGTCTGCGCGCCGTGATGAAGACCCGCGACGGCGAACCGCTCAGCAACTCTGTTGTTACTGCTGCTGAGTTCGCCGGTGTTGGCGGTGTTCAGGCGGCCCCAGTGCATGGTTATGCTGCCGGTCAGATCAACCCCATCACCGGTCAGCTCATGTAATAAACAGCAGCACCGGGCGGGCGGTTACACAATTGCTGCCTGCCCGGCAAGGACGCAAAGGAGGTAAAGATGCTCATTCATCTTGACTTTGAAACATATTCCGACGTCAGCATCAAAAAAGCCGGTGCGTTCCGGTACATTCAAAGCCCGACGTTTGAAATCCTTCTGTGCGCCTACAGTGTTGATGATGGACCTGTTCGCGTGCTCGACCTGACTGTTCCACAAGAACGCGATTACTTCAACACAGCGTTCAAAGACCTGATTTTCCGCAATGATAGCGTACTCATGGCCTACAATGCGGCCTTTGAGGCGGGGTGTATCGCTCGGCATTTCGGTGTCGATTTTACCCCTGCTTATGTGGCAAAGTTCCGTGACACTATGCTGCACGGCCTGTATGCCGGTTATCCCGCGGGCCTTGATGCGACGGGCCGGGCGCTGGGCATTCCGGAGGACAAACAGAAGCTGACCACCGGCAAGGCCCTGATCCGCTATTTCTGCGCCCCCTGCAAGCCCACTAAGGCGAACGGCGGCAGAACTCGAAACTACCCGCATCACGACCCCGAAAAATGGGAGCTATTCAAGGCTTACAACGGGCAAGACGTTGTTGCGGAAATGGAAATTGAACGCCGCTTGTCTGCGTTCCCTGTGCCGGATTTCGTTCAAAAGCAGTGGGAAACGGATCTCATTATCAACGCGCGCGGTGTTGCCGTTGACATGGACTTCGTTCACGGCGCTCTGGAAATGGGCGACACGGTACGCACGGAGCTGACGGACGAAGCCGTGAAGATTTCCGGCCTGTACAACCCGAACAGTGTACGGCAGCTCTCTCAGTGGCTGTCTGATGAAACCGGTGAGGACGTGAGCAACCTTCGCAAAGAAACGGTTGCGGAAATGCTGGCCCGTGACGACAACAGCGCGGAGGTCAACCGTATGCTTGAGATCCGGCAGGAGCTGGGCAAGACCTCTACGAAGAAGTATGACGCGATTGAGGAAGCCGTCTGTGCTGATGGACGGGTACGCGGGCTACTTCAATTCTACGGTGCCAACCGCACGGGCCGCTGGGCCGGACGGCTGGTGCAGGTGCAGAATCTGCCCCGGACCTACACAGAGCCGCTTGAGCTGGCCCGTGAGTTGGTGAAGGGACGGAAGCTGGACGCGCTGCGCGTGATCTACGGCTCCCCGAATGATACCCTGTCACAGCTTATCCGTACCGCCTTTGTGGCGGCTCCCGGTAACGTCCTGATTGACGCCGACTTCAGCGCGATTGAGGCCCGCGTTATTTCTTGGCTGGCCGGTGAGGAATGGAGGCTTGAGGTTTTCCGCACTCACGGCAAGATCTATGAGGCCTCTGCTTCTCAGATGTTCGGTGTGCCGCTGGAACGTATCAAGAAGGGCAACCCGGAATATGCGCTTCGGCAGCGCGGCAAGGTGGCTGAGCTTGCGCTTGGTTATCAGGGCGGCGTCGGTGCTATGCGCAACATGGACGTAGGCAACCTGCTTGCGGACCTCTCCGACGACGAAGTACAGGAGATCGTAAACCGCTGGCGCTCCACAAATCCGAAGATCAGGAATATGTGGTATGACTTTGACAGCGCGGCGGCTGAGGTGATCGTAAACGGCGGCACGGTCCGTGTTCGTGACTGTGTGCTGGCCCGTGAATATGACTGCCTGCGCGGTGCCACCTGTATGGCTATCACGCTGCCGTCTGGCCGGAAGCTCTACTACATAGATCCGGCTGTCGGTGAAAACCGCTGGGGCGGTAGCTCCCTGTCCTATATGGGCATGGATCAGACAACAAAGAAGTGGAAGCGCATTGAAACCTACGGCGGCAAGCTGGTAGAGAATTGCGTTCAGGCCATTGCCCGTGACTGTTTGGCACAGGCGATTGAATACCTTGAGGCAGCAGGGCTGCCGGTGGTTTTCCACGTTCACGACGAAGTAGTGATTGATGTTGCGCCCTTCGGCACGGACGCGGAAATGCTGGACAAGGTGGTAAGTATTATGACAAGGCCTATTCCGTGGGCGCAGGGCCTGCCACTGGGCGCTGACGGCTGGGTAGGACAATTCTTCAAGAAAGATTAAGAAGGCAATCTTTTATGGAAATCATCAAGAAAACTATCAAGCAGTCCTCTTGGGCTGAGCTGAAGGCGGCGGTTGAGGCCGGTACGCTGAATACCCTCATTCAGAGCGGTGACTTGATCCCGTTCAATCTCAAGACCGGTGAGGAAGTGGCGGTCAGAGCTACACGGGACGGCACCGGCAAGATGTTATTCGTGCTGGAAGATTGCATGGAGGACGAACACGCTATGAACAAGGAGCGCACCAACAAGGGCGGCTGGGACGCCTGCGACATGAGGAAGTACCTCAACAAGACCGTGCTTGTCCTGCTGCCGGACGACCTTCAGGCCGTCATTGCTCCTACCACTATCGTTCAGATCGTGGACGGTGAACGCGTGGAAAGCGTGGACAAGCTCTTCCTGCTGTCCAAAACTCAGGTGTTCGGCAAGGGCGGCTGGTCCGACGATGAACCGGAGGACACGCAGCTTGACTGCTTCCGTCGTGAGAAGGACTGCGTGAAAGAGTGTGCTAAGAATGGGACTTGGTTGTGGTGGCTGCGGTCGCCTGAGGCGTCCGGCTCGTCGTCTTTCGCCGGTGTGAACAACGGCGGTTACCGCGGCTACGACGACGCATCCAACCCCTACGGGGTGGCGTTCGGCTTCTCTTTAATCTGATCCCTCTTGAGATCCAGCCCCCGCGTGGGGCTTCACAAAGCCCATCAGGGCAAAAAGTATGGAGGTACACCTATGAACATTAGAAAAATCCTGAGAATGGCGCTGCTGGCTGCGGCTATCGTGTTTATCGTCGGCGCGGTTGTCGGCACCCTCGCTACGCCGATTGTCCTGTCCCTGCATTATTCGTGGTACTGGCTTTTCCTCTATGCCGGGTACCTGCTGCTGACCCTCTACGTGGTCCTGTACTGTATCCGCTACTGGCACGACGATGAAGGAGGTACCCATAAATGAGAATCATCAAGCCCCGCGTGGAATTTATCACGCCTATCAACGGTGACGTTATCCTGAAGCGACTTGAGCAGTGCGGGCGCGTCTGCTACAAGTCTGAGGGCCGGATCACTGAGAACAGCGCTCCGAAGTTTGTAGCCGGTATCATCAAGCACGGCCATGAAGCCGTGCTGGAACACTGCTCTTTTACAGTAAAATTTGTGTGCGATCGCGGTGTATCACACGAGATTGTCCGTCACCGCATGGCGTCCTACTGCCAAGAGAGTACCCGGTACTGCAACTACAGCAAGGGCGACTTCGGCAGCGAAATCATGGTCATAGAGCCGAGTTACCTTATCAAGGGTACGGCTGCCTATGACGCATGGAAGGCCGCCTGTGAGGCCACTGAGCAGGCCTACTTCGACCTTCTGAATTGGGGCTTGTCCCCGCAGGAAGCCCGCGCTGTGCTGCCGAACAGCCTGAAAACCGAAGTGGTTATGACGGCCAACATCAGAGAATGGCGGCACTTCCTGAAGCTGCGCTGCTCTAAGGCGGCCCACCCGCAGATGCGGGAGGTGGCTACACAGCTTCTGAAGGAGCTGCAAGAGAAGATCCCGGTCCTCTTTGACGATATTGATCCGGAGGGCTGAGGCATGGCTATTGAGCGCTTCGCTGACGCATACACACCCACCTGTGATATGTGCAGCGCTGAGCTGCCGGAAGAGTTCTCTTTTGAGGACGCGGTAGACAGCAAGAAACAGAACGGCTGGCGCTCCGTCCGGGATACCGGCGGTGACTGGTGGGACCTCTGCCCGGATTGCTACGCGAAACACGCAAACCGGCTTAGAGGCATCGGCCCTTCTGAGTTTGGAGGTATCACATGATCCTTGCTACAAGAATCGTTCTGCTGGTAGTCAGCACGTTCTTCTTCCTTGCGACCATGAGCGCAAGCACGGAGCGGCGCGGCTATCTGGATCTGACCGGCGCAGTAGCGGCAGCAATCCTGTTGCTACTGTCCTACCGGATCTGAAAAAGAGGTGTCTAACATGGATAAAAACGCTGAGAAAATCACAATCACCTACGACGACTGCTCTACAAAGGAGTTGAAAAAGGGGCTGGTCTTTCACATTGAGGGCAACCCTTCCGCTGAGATTATAACTGTCACGGCAGATATGGTTGCAATGTCAGGCAAGGACCTGTTCACCGTCGTAGAGGCCGCCGTTGAGCTGGGTGTAAAGCTCGGTATGTTCGGAGATACGGAGGCCGCTGACGATGAATAGAGCTGAGATTTTGGAGGCTGCCCGCGTCTGCGTCTGCGGTGATCGTGAACAGGACTACGGCAAGCCGGAGGACAACTTCTCTACTATCGGCCTTCTGTGGGGCGTCTATCTCCGCGCAGCTCACCCGGAGCTGGCAAAGGTGATGGGCGTCAACCGCATTGACGCAAAGGACGTGGCGGCCATGATGGCGCTGCTCAAGGTGGCCCGCATTGCTACTGGCTCAAGCCCTGACAGCTTCGTTGACCTTGCCGGTTACGCGGCCTGCGCCGGAGAGATTGCCGCAAAGAACACCGCAACCCCGCCGGACAATACCTGCGTCATGTGCGGCGCAATCATTCCCGAAGGGCGGCAGGTCTGCCCTGACTGTGAGGCGGGCCGCTGGCCCATGAAAGCTACATGACGCTGCAGAAGGACTGGACGGGAAACAGCCGGTCCACTCACGTTCGTTCTGGGCGCACGTAACTACGCCCAGAACGAACGTGAAAACAACGACTACTACGCAACGGAGCCGAAGGCGGCGCACCTTCTTATGGAGGTTGAGCAGTTTTCTCCTATGATTTGGGAATGTGCCTGCGGTGAAGGGCATCTTGCAAAGGAATTTGAGAAGGCCGGGTATCACGTCTATGCTACTGATCTGATTGATCGCGGCTACGGATACCAGCGGGACTTTCTGAAGTGCGAAGCCCCCCCCGTTGCAGGATTTGACATTATCACAAACCCACCGTACTCAAATGCTCAGGAATTCGTGGAACACGCGCTTGATATTTCTTCTGACGGCTGCAAGGTGGCTATGTTCCTCAAAATCCAATTCCTTGAGGGCAAGGCCCGCAGGGATCTTTTTGAGAAATACCCGCCTAAGACCGTCTATGTCAGCTCAAGCCGCCTGCGCTGTGCAATGAACGGCGATTTTGAAAAATATGCGAAATCAACCGCCGTCTGCTATGCGTGGTATGTGTGGGTAAAAGGTTACACCGGCGACACGGTAATTAAATGGATCCAACTAAGGAGGTGCAACAGTGGCGCGTTTCATTATTCGTGAAAAGGTATATGACACCGACAAAATGAAGCTCATAGGCCATGTGAAGAAATGGTATGAATTTCAGGGCTGGCTGAGCAAGCAGGTGTTTGGTGACGGCATGGGCCGCATGAATGACTGTGAGCTATACCGCTCTGATAAGGGCAACTATCTTCTGGTACATAAAAATGACTGCGGAAGTACCACGGGTGAGGCCATTGAAAAAGCTGAGGCGAAAGGCCTTCTCATGCGCTACGACTACGACAGCTACGCTGAGCTTTTCGGTGAGCTGGAAGAGGCGTAACTATGGCCCGCGTTACAAATCACGCAGCGCGGAGAATGAAAGAACGCCTCGGCATTTCAAAGCGTATCTCAGAGAAGAACGCAGACAAGGCCCTGCAAATGGGTATCCGTCACAGTGATACAAGCGGCAGCTTGCACCACTACATAACCGCCCTGTACTGGAAAAATCAGACGGCAAACAATGTGCGGATCTACTGCGATAACGTCTACATCTTTCACAGTGAAACGCTGATAACCGTTTTCCCGCTGCCTCAGAAGTACCGGAAAACTGCGGAACAGATCAGGAGGAAACTGCATGAAAATCCCGGAGAAAATCAAGATCGGCGGTAAGGTCTATACCGTAGAGATTACAAACAAGATGGACCTCGGTATCAACAACGTGTCCGCTGAAATCATCTACAGTGACCTTGTTATCCGCGTCAGCCCGCAGGCTCAGGGCAAAATGGAGGCTGACTTCCTCCATGAAGTCACTCACGGTATCCTTGAACATCTGGGCTACCAGGACCACGACGAAAAGCGCGTTGATGAGCTGGCGCAGGCCCTGTACATGGTAATTCAGGACAACCCTGAAATGTTTACCCCGGAAAAGGTAGGCAAGCATGAGAGTTAAACAGTTCAAAGGCAAGGTCTATGGTGCTGACCTGACCGCGAAAGAGCGTAAGGCAATGGAGCTGGAAATCAACCGGCAGATTGCAGAGGCTGACCGGCAGCACGCCAACGACTTTGACGCTATGGTGCTGTATGTACTGCATACTCATCTGGGCTTCGGCAAGAAGCGCCTGCGCCGCTTCTATGACGCCTTCAGCGCCGAACACGATAAACTGATTGAACATTACGAAATGCCCGACGGCGGCGCTTGGCTGGCCGATATGAAGCTGAAGGAGATCAGCGTTGACGTTGCGGCATGGAACAAGGAGAGCAAATGAATGTACACGTATCTGTGTTGTAGCAACTGCGGCAAACGCCGCCGGTTGTCTAATAAGAGGGTGCAGTACACCGTGAACGCCGTCAAACAGGGCTGGAACAGCTACGGTGCGGCGCTCTACTGCCCGGAGTGTTCCCGCACGTGGTACGACAGGAACACAAAGCCGCCGGCCGGTGAGAACAACACCTTCGTGGTAATTATGAATCAGATACTGCGGGAGAAGGAGGCTACACGACGATGAGCTATGACGTGAGCTTCAAGGCGAAGCTGGAAGGCGTGGATCAGTGGGTGTACGTGGGTGCCGACTGGATCAACTTCACTTTTAACACCGCCGCAATGATTAAGGAAGCCTGCGGCTCCTACCCGTCCGAATGGGACGGCAAGAAGTGCGCGGATGTGTACCCGGTGCTTGCTCAAGGCATTGAAACACTGCGGCAAAACCCGCAGCGCTTCAAACAGTTTGAGCCTGATAACAAATGGGGTACGGTGGAATCCACCATTGAATTCCTTATGAAGATTGCCGATAACTGCCGTGACTATCCTACCGCTGTCATTGAAGTAAGTTACTGAGGGAGGCCGCAGCTATGGCAAATCACAACCCACGCAGAAACAGTGAGGGCTATTCAGATCCTACGGCATATCTGGGCCTGAAGTCCATCATTGAAGAAGAAAACGCCCTTGAGCGGGAGGTAAACAATCTCATTAAGGTGCTGAAGTACATCATCAGAAACAGCGGCTTTGAGCTGGTAAGCTGCATTGAGATCCGCGACAAAAAGACAGGGAGGGTATTCAAATGACGGACGGTGAGAAAGCAATCATGGAGCAGGCCTTTGCCCACTACGGCAAGGAAATGCAGATTGTTGTCTGCATTGAAGAGCTGTCTGAGCTTATCAAGGAGCTGACAAAACACCTGCGCGGGAATCCTTCTCTTGCCGGTCTGACCGAAGAGGCCGCTGACGTGGGCATTGTGCTTGATGAAATCATGCTGATTTTCGGTATTCAGGCCGGTGTTGAAAGCATCCGACGGGAAAAGCTTAAGCGGCTGCTGTGCCGGATCGACAATGAAAAGCTACACGCGGAACAGGAGCAACCGCTATGAAATACGACAGACAAATCATTATCTCAACCGGCAACAGCCGCCGTGATCTGATATGGAAGCAGACAACGCTGACCGTATCTGAGCTGTACACGCGCCTGTCTACGCCCGTCAGAGGCACGGAAACCCTGCAAGAGTACCTTCACATGAAGAAGGCGCAGCAGGACGACCTGAAGGACGTGGGCGGCTTTGTGGGCGGCTCTCTGAACGGGCAGCGCCGCAAGGCAAACAACATGGTAGGCCGTGACATTATCACCCTCGATTTTGATAACGTCCCCGGCTGGCAGACGGATCTTGTGGTAGAGAAAATGGACGCGCTGGATTGCAGCTACTGCATTTACTCCACCCGCAAGCATACGCCCGGTGCGCCCCGCCTGCGCGTTGTGGTGCCTTTTGACCGGACCGTGACGCCTGACGAATATGAGCCTTGCGCCCGCCGTGTGGCGGCCCATATCGGTATTGCAATGGCCGACCCGACCACCTTTGAAACGTGCCGCCTCATGTACTGGCCTTCTTGCTGCTCCGATAGTGAGTACGTCTATAAGGTCAAGGACGCCCCGCTGATCTCTGCGGACTTCCTGCTGGGTACATACGTTGACTGGCACAACTTCTTGAGCTGGCCGCAGGTCCCCAACGCCGTGAGCTATCAGAAGCTGGCAATGAAGCAGGGCGACCCCACGGAGAAAAACGGCGTCGTCGGTGCCTTCTGCCGGACCTATGACGTGCTGGCCGCTATGGACGCCTTCTTGCCGAAAATCTATGACCCCGTGGACGGCGACCCTGACCGCTTCACCTATCTGGGCGGCAGCACCACCGGCGGCGCTATCATCTATGACAACGGCAAATTCCTCTACTCGCATCATGCTACGGACCCGTGCAGCGGCAGGCTGGTGAACGCCTTTGATTTGGTGCGGCTACACAAGTTCGGAGAAAAGGACGACAGCGCAGCGCCGGACACGCCGGTTGTCAAGCTGCCTTCCTACAAGGCTATGTGTGATCTGGCCGTGACCGACAAGGCCACCGTTGCCACCCTTAACCGGGAACAGCACGAACAGGCCATGAAGGAATTTGAGGGCATGGGCCGGAAGCCGGACCCCGACACCGACGATGAAGGCAAATGGGCTGAGCAGCTTCAGCGGACGCAGGACGGCAAGGTGAAAAGCACCATTGACAATGTGCTGATTATCCTTGACGGTGATCCTCGGCTGAAGGGCAAATTCGCCCTCAATAAGTTTGCCGGACGCGGTGAAGTGCTGGGCGCTCTCCCGTGGGAAAAGTCCACCGCCCGCCGCCTGTGGTCCGACACGGACAGCAACGGCCTGTACTGGTACATGGAACGCTTCTGGGGCATCACCTCACGCGGGAACATTGACAGCGCCCTTGATATTCACGCCTCCGAACACGCCTTCAATGAGGTGCAGGACTTCATCAGCGGCCTTGTGTGGGACGGTGTGGCCCGTCTGGATAAGCTCTTCATTGACTATCTGGGCGCGAAGGACACCGCCTACAACCGCGCTGTGTGCCGCAAGGCCTTTACCGCAGCAATCGCCCGCGCAATGGTCCCCGGCTGCAAGTTTGACAATATGCTGATACTCTCCGGCCCGCAGGGCATAGGCAAGAGTACCCTGCTGGATAAGATGAGCAAGGGATGGTTCAACGACAGTATCAGGACCTTTGAAGGGAAGGACGCCTCTGAGCTTTTGCAGGGTGTGTGGCTGGTGGAGGTATCTGAGCTTGACGCCTTCCGGCGCACGGACGTTGCCCGCATCAAGCAGTTTCTGTCCCTCCGTGCTGACCGCTACCGCGCCGCGTATGGCCGCCACGTCAAAGAGCTGCCCCGCTGCTGTGTGTTCTTCGGCAGCACGAATACAACCGACTTCCTTCAGGATACCACCGGCAACCGGCGCTTCTGGCCCGTGGACGTGGGCGAACAGCCCCACAAGCTGACCGTGTGGAAGGACCTGACCGACGACGTTATCACGCAGCTCTGGGCCGAAGCAAAGGCCCGCTGGCAGTCCGGCGAACAGCTCTATCTGTCCGGCATGGTGAAAGAGGAAGCGAAGCTCAAGCAGGAGGAACACCGCGAAATCTCCGTGCGCGAAGGCCTCATTGAAGCCTTTGTGGAGAAGCAGGTACCGGCTGACTGGCAGAAGTGGCCGATTGACCGCAGGCGGGACTACTGGTGCGGAGCTACACGGACGCCGGACGGGCAGGAGCTTGAGCTTGTGGACCGTGACCGGATCTCTGCCGTGGAAGTTTGGTGCGAATTGTTCAACGGCAACATCAAGGATATGAAGCCCGCAGATACGCGGGAAATCAATGCGATACTGGCACGGCTGAAGGACTGGCGGCGCTCTGAAACAGTGATCCGCGTCGGCCCGTACAGCGTCCAGCGCGGCTTTGTTCGGCGGTAAAAAGGCCTTGTAACATTCAACTGTTACAAGGCCCCGCTGACGGGCTGAAATGTTACAATGTCCTGTAACATTGTAACGTCAATGTTACAAGGAATGTTACAGCCGAAACGCCTAAAAAATCAAGGTTTCTAAGGTTTTGTAACATTGTAACATAAAATTCCTATAGACCCCCTCCAACAAAGAGGCTATGAGGGATTTTCCGTCATAGCGCCTATGTGTACGAGAACTATAGGAAAATACCCCGAAAGTGTTACAAAGGAGGTTTTACGGGTGCTTGAGAGCGAAATAGAACGCAAATTCAAAGACCGTATCAAGAGCTTGAAGAACGGCGTTCTTTGTTTGAAACTTGTATGCCCCGGTTTCACCGGCGTTCCCGATAGACTGATACTGCTTCCCGGCGCTCACGTTATTTTCGTAGAGCTGAAGCAGCCGGGTAAAAAAGAACGCAAAAGGCAGCTTTACGTTCAAGGGCTGCTGCGGAAGCTGGGCTTTGAAGTCTTTTTTGCCGTGAACACTATTGAGCAGATAGAGGCAATCAGAATGAGGTGTAAGGAGGTGCTTGAGCTTGAAGGACTTTGTACCACATAACTATCAGGACTACTGCATTGACCGGATCTGTACAGACCCGGCAATCGGCCTTTTCTTAGATATGGGCCTCGGCAAGACGGCTATCACGCTGTCTGCAATCAAACGCCTGAAGTATGAAATGTGGTGCGTTCAGAAGGTCCTTATCATAGCTCCGAAGAAGGTAGCTGAATCTACGTGGAGCAGAGAGGCGGCAAAGTGGAAACAGCTCAACGGCCTTCGCTTCTCTTTTGTCCTCGGTACGGCCTCGCAGCGCCTCCATGCTCTGGACGCCACCGCCGACATTTACATGATAAATCGGGAAAATACGCAGTGGCTTGTCAATCACTATGGCCGGGACTGGCCCTTTGATATGGTGGTGATCGACGAAAGCAGTAGCTTCAAGAATCATCAGGCAAAACGCTTCAAGGCTCTGAAGCTGGTACGGTCCCGGATTTCCCGCATTGTGGAGCTGACGGGTACACCTACTTCACGCGGGCTTATGGATCTGTGGGCGCAAGTGTTTCTTCTGGACTGTGGTAAACGGCTGGGCCGCACAATCACTTCCTACCGGGACGCCTACTTTGTGCCGGACAAGCGCAGCCGCACAACGATCTTCAGCTATGCCCCGAAGATGGGCGCAGCGGATGAAATCTACAACCGCATTTCTGATATTTGCATCAGCATGAAGGCTGAGGACTATCTTGAGCTTCCTGAGCTGGTGTACAACGATATTCCCGTTATGCTGGACCCCGCAGCACAAAAGGCCTATGACCGCCTTGAGCGGGACACGCTGCTTCAGGTGGACGACGAAACAGTTATCACTGCCGGGACCGCTGCCACGCTGCGCGGGAAGCTCTTGCAGCTCTGCAACGGCGCTGTGTACGACGAAGAAGAAAACGTCGTCACGGTGCATGACTGCAAGATTAAAGCCCTGCTGGAAACTGTGGAACAGCTCAACGGGCAACACGCCGTTATCTGTTATAATTTCCGGCATGATCTGGCCCGCTTGCAGGAGGCCTTGAAAGCTACACCTCTGCGCGTGGCCGTGTACGAAGGGAAAAAGCAAGAAGAGGAATGGAACGCCGGACAGATTGACCTGCTGCTTGTGCAACCGGCTTCTTGCGGGTACGGCCTGAATCTTCAGGAGGGCGGCCATCACATTATTTGGTTTGGACTGAATGACAGCCTTGAGCTGTACCAGCAGACCAACAAGCGCCTTCATCGGCAGGGGCAGCCCTTCCCGGTTATCGTGCATCACCTGCTTGTGCAGGGCGGCACGGATGAGGACGTTATAAAATCTCTAAGCGGTAAAGCAGACGTTCAGGACAGCTTGCTTGAGGCTCTAAAGGTCAGGATCAGAAACGCGAAGGAGGCAGCAGCATGACAAAGAAAGAACTATCTCAGCTTTACTGGCTGAATCGTGAAATAGAAATGGACACGGAGCGCCTACGGGAGCTTGAGGGTATGGCCTCGGCCCCGAAGGCCCAAAAGCTGGACGGTATGCCCCGCAGCCCCGGCTATGGTGACGCTCTGGCCCGCATGGTGGCTGAAATCGTGGACCTGAAAGCAATCATTGCCGCGAAGCAGCAGCAGTGTATCCATGAGCGCAGCCGCCTTGAACGGTACATAGCGGATATACCGGACAGCTTGACCCGGCAGATATTCAAGCTGCGCTTTATCAACGGCCTGACGTGGTATCAGGTGGCTATGCACATCGGCGGCGGGAATACAGAGGACAGTGTACGCATGGCCTGCAACCGGTATCTCGCAGCAGAAAAATAAAGCCTCTGTCCGTTTTGTTCGGTATGTTCGGATAAAGCGTGATAGAATGTTAGCGTGGATTTTCAGACACGTGAGAGGCGGCGCAAGGCTCAGCCTCCGGCCTCGCTGCCCGTGCCTGAAAACCCCGTTTCATTTTTGAGAATAGGAGGCGCGGACGTTGATATACCGGCAGGGACGCAATTATGAAAATCTGAATAAAGTAATGTTTGACGGCACGGGTATCTTTGACGTTCCGCGCCTGCTTCCTACTGATATAACGGCTGATAGCTATATCGGCTTCAACTATGCCAAAAGCTGCAAGGCCCCGCAGGACAAGGGTATTCACTTCTTCATTGACGATTATCAATTCACCCGCCTGTGGATGCAGCCGGACGCATACCTTGACCTTCTGGGCCGTTTCCAGTGCGTCTGTACACCGGACTTTTCCACATATACCGACTTTCCGAAGGCCATTCAGATATACAATCACTACCGCAAGCACTGGCTGGGCGCATACTGGCAAATGCACGGGATCACGGTCATTCCTACCATTTCATGGAGCGACGAAGCAAGTTTTGAGTGGTGCTTTGACGGTGAGCCGGAAGGCGGCGTTGTGGCCGTTTCCTCTGTGGGTACGCAAATGAACAGTGACGCCCGCCGTCTGTTTCTGGCCGGATACCGTGAAATGCTGGCCCGCCTGAAGCCCTCGACGATCCTTTTCTATGGCTATGTGCCTGAAGAGTGCGCCGGTGATACCATCGTCCCGCTTATGACTTTTCAGGAGGGATTGAAAAAGCGGGTGAACGGTGGTAATTCTTCGGGAGGTGTGGTATAATGGGCGGTAGAGGCGGCAGCTATTCCCGCTCCGGTCCTCTGGGACCACGTGGAAAAGCAAAGACCATAGATCAGGCCTTGAAAGACACCAACCCGAATTATACGCAGGGCCATGAGTGGCAAACAAACTGCCAACGCTGCGTATATGCCTATGAAATGGGCAGGCGCGGCTATGACGTTGAGGCTGAGCCTCGGATTATGAAGGGCAAAGATGATGTTGCGTCCAACTGGCGTAATATCATGGAAAATCAAACGTGGGAGAAAATGCCCTCCCGCAATACCGCAAAGAAGATCAGCGACACCATGAACGGCTACGGCGACGGCGCAAGGGCCGTTGTTTACGTCGTGTGGAAGGGCGCTCGATCCGCTCACGTCTTTATGGCTGAGCAGCAGGGCGGCAAAACCGTGTATATGGACCCGCAGACCGGGCGGCACGTCAATATCGACAACTACCTGAATTCTGCTATCAAGGGCCGTACAGAAATATCCCGCATCGACAACCTGAAGCCCTCTGATTATATCAAGGGCTGCGCAAAAAGGAGGACACCGTAAATGGCAAAGGCAAAAGGCGGCACCGGCAGCAAGCCGAAGGCGGCGACTGTGAAAAAGCAGATCACCAGCAAAGACCTTCCCGCGTCCTACTACAACGGGCAGGACAAGAAGACTAAACCTCAAAAAGACAAGAACGGTGATATTATCCCCGGATAAACCGCTTTGTCTTTTCAACCGTCACCGGTTTTCCGGTGGCGGTATTTTTATACCCAAAAGAGGTTAAACAGTATGAAAATTGAGAAATTCAAGCGCGACTTCAAGCGCCTGAACGGCGTATATGCTACGGACAAGGTAGTGCTGCTGCGCGATCCGCTTGAACTGTACAGCCTTGCAACCGGCAAGACCCTTGCAACGTTTAACAGTCTTGATGAAGCCCTCGCCTATGAGATCGACGGCAAGACCCTTGAGCAGCGCGTGGCCGACTGGACGGAGATCACCTTCCCGGCGGAACACGGCGGCAGGGGCAGCAGCTCCGGCATGGGCTTTTCCGGCGGCTGGCCCTCCGCAGGAGGCGGCAACGGCAAGGATGAAACAAAGGCCGATCTTCCCGCCCATATGAATGTGAAGGTGAACGTCAACCGGACCTATGAAGATATGCTCCGGGCCTTTACGGAGGCCCACGGCAGCGCCGCAGAGGAACACGGCATAGTGGTGGACGCTCAGGGCTTCGCCACGAAGTACCTTCATGGAAACGCTACCAGCATTTCCAGCTTGACCGGCAACGGCAGCGAAATTGCCCTTCACAATCACCCGGCGGCAGGCTGGCCGAACTTCAGCAAAGAGGACGTTATCAATACCGCAATGGGTACCCGGCGCGGCATTGTGGCCGTCAGTACCCGCGCAGGCCGTGGAGAGGATACGGCCAAATACGCCGGTACTTATTCCTTTGTGAAGGGCGGCCACTTCGACGCTTCCGGCTTTATCAAGGGCGTGAACAGTGCGAAGCTCAGCGGCAAGGACTACAACGACGCCGTTTCTCGCTGGCTGAAAGCGAATCAGAAGAAGTATGGCTATACGTATTCCTATACGAAGGCCAAATCATAAGGAGGGCAAGACTACCGGATAGGAGGTGTGAAACGTGAGCAGACCGCAAGACAAGCACTTGATCCCTCTGACTGAGCGCAGCGAAGAAGAGGCTCACGCTATCCGCTCCGCAGGTGGTAAAGCGGTACAGGAGAAGAAGCGGCAGCAGAAACTTATGACTGAACTGCTTCAGATCTATTCCGACCTTCCTATCACCGATAAAAAGCGCAAGGGCCGTCTGAAGCGGCTGGGCATTGAGGAAGCCGACCTGACGCAGAAAACCTTGATAGCCGACGCTATTATGAAGGCTGCGCAGGGCGGCAACACCTACGCGATCCAGCTTTACCTTGACCTCATGGGTGAAAGCGGCCTCGGCGGCCCCGTGAAGGAAAATAACCTGCTTGACGCTATCCAGAATGCCACAAAGGAGGACGTGAACACGGATGATTTACCAGAACTTCAGCAAGCGGCAGCTTCTGACACTGACGTGGTGGAATAAGCCGCAGTTCATGGACTGTGACGGTATCATCTGTGACGGCTCAATCCGTAGCGGCAAGACCGTTTCAATGACTGACGGCTTTATCCTGTGGAGCATGAGCAGCTTCAACGGTCAGAACTTCGCTATATGCGGCAAGACGATTGAATCGCTGCGCCGCAACGTTATAACCCTCATGCCGCAATGGCTTGAGGGCATCTTTTCAATCACTGAACGCCGCAGTGAAAACAAGCTGATTATCACGTCTGGTAGCGTGACCAACAGCTACTATATGTTCGGCGGCAAGGACGAATCAAGCTACACACTTGTGCAGGGCATCACGCTTGCGGGCGTGCTGTTTGACGAAGTGGCCCTTATGCCTCGCTCGTTTGTCGAACAGGCTATGGCCCGTTGCAGCGTGGCCGGTTCTAAGTTCTGGTTCAATTGCAACCCCGAAAACCCCGGTCACTGGTTCTATGTGGAGTGGATCAAGAAAGCGCGAGAGCGGAACATCCTGTATCTGCACTTCACAATGGACGACAATCTGAGCCTTGCGCCTGAAATCAAGGCCAGATATGAGGGGATGTACACTGGCGTTTTCTACCGGCGTTATATCCTCGGTTTGTGGGTAAAGGCCGAGGGCCTTGTCTACCCCATGTTCGACCGCTCGGCGCATATCGTCCCGAAGATCCCGGCGCTCAACCCACGGCACCGCTACTATGTGTCCGTGGACTACGGCACCGTCAACCCGTTCGCCGCTGGCCTGTACGATTACAGCCCCTCAAAGCAAAAGGCCGTCATGGTCAAGGAGCTGTATTACAAGGGCGGCAGCAACAACCGTGTGGACAACGAGGCGTATTACAGGATGCTGTGCGACCTGATCGGGGACTATCCGATCCAGTACATCATCATTGACCCGTCCGCGTCGTCCATGATCGAGACAATACAAAAATACGGTAAATTCGTGGTCGTAAAGGCCGACAACGACGTTTTGAACGGCATTCAGGACGTGACGAAGTTCTTAAATGCTGGGTGCCTGTACTTCCACAAGAGCTGCAAAAGCACCTTCGAGGAGTTCGAGACGTATTCGTGGGACGAGGAAAAGGCTGAAGATGCAGTTATCAAGGAAAACGACCATAGCATGGACCAGCTCAGATATTTCTGCCGGACTGCCCTGCGGAATGAACTAAAATGGATAGTTTAAGGCGGTGACGAAATGAATTTTTTTACGCGCCTGCTAAGGAGGATCAAAATGCTTTTTATTCATAGCGGGACCGATATTGCGAAAGCATTTGGCGTTGAACTCATTTCCCCGCCGGAAATGTCCAGCGCCCTTACAAACTGGGCCCGCATTTCTACCGGCAAGCCGCCTTGGCTGAACGCCGAGGATGAAATCAGGACTATCAACATGGCAAAGCATATCAGCGACACCCGCGCAAAGCTGGTGACGCTGGACATTGGTGTTGCTATTTCCGGCTCGTCCCGTGCCGACTACTTGCAGGGGCTGGCTGACGACCTGCTCAAGCGCTTGCCCGACCGTGTGTCGGAGGCTGAGCGGCTTGGCGGAATCATGCTCAAATGGAATGGTGAAACGTGGGATTTCATCCTGCCGGGCAACTTCGGCATCACGGCAAAGAATGACAACGGCGAAATTCTTGGTGCGATCTTCGCGGCGCACACCACGCAAGGCAGCCGCCATTTCACTCGGCTTGAATATCATCGCTTCGAGGGAAGCACCGCAGAGGGCGGCAAGCTCTACAAGATCACAAACAAGGCGTTTGAAAACCGGATCGGCACGGGGGGCGAAGTCACCCTCGGTGATGAGGTGGCGCTTGACAAGGTTAACGCATGGGCGCATCTGACCCCCGAAGTTACCATTACCAACCTTGAAACGCCGCTGTTCGGCTACTATCGCGTTCCCGGCGCGAACACCATTGATTCGTCGTCCCCATTGGGACTTTCCGTATTTGCAAACGCCCTGCCCGAGCTGAAGGCGATTGATATAGCTATCAGCAGAAAAAATGCTGAGATTGCTGACAGCAAGCATATAACGTTTGTTGGACAGCAGCTTATACAGAATGCGCAAAACCGCAAAATAGAGTTGCCGAGATTTGTTAAGGGCCTCGGCATGGGACTAAATGACAGCGAGGTATCGGCGATACATGAGCACGTACCGACTCTACTTACCGATCAGCGAATAAAGGACATCAATTTTAATTTGTCCATGGCGGGTGTCAAATGCGGCTTTTCCGAAGGCGTGTTTGTGCTGGACGGTCAGACCGGCATGATTACCGCAACGCAGGTCGAAGCCGACGACCGTGACACCATCCAGACGATTAAGACCGACCGTGATGCGCTTAAGGACGCTATCACACAGGCGCTGGCTGGTGCTGATGCATTGGTCACGCTCTACAATCTCGCGCCGCTGGGCGAATATGAGGTCAATTTCAACTTCGGAGACGTGACCTACAACTACGAGGAGGACAAAGCCTCGTGGCGCGCCTACGTTATGCAGGGCTGGGTCCCGAAGTGGATGTACTTCGTAAAGTTCGAAGGCATGAGCGAGGAAGAAGCGAAGGCAATGACCGCAGAGGCCGACGCCGCGCAGATCGAGAAAGCCCAGCTTTTCGGCACAGAATAGGAGGCGGCATAAATGCTGACCCCCCAGCAGATTCTGGACATCATCGAAACCCTGTACCCGCAAATCGACGAGCTAAACGTGTGGATCACCAGCGACCTTATCCGGCGTGTTATGGCACGGTTAGGACGCGGCGAGGGCGTTTTTCTCACTGCCTCGGATGAATGGCAGCTTGAGGTTTATCAGGCCGCAGGCGGCCATCTGGACGCTGTACAGCAGGAAATCAAGCGCTGGACAAAGGCAACGGATGCAGAGATCAAGCGCATCTTCGAGGACGCCGGTATCAAAGCTCTTGCCTACGACAGCAATTTCTACATTGAACACGGGCTTGCGGGCATTGAGCTTGCACAGGCTGAGAACATGATCCGGCTGCTTGAGGACACCTACCAGCGCACGGCGGGCACCGTCCATAACTTCACCCGCACGACCGCGCACGCGAGCCAACAGCAGCTGCTGAAAGCTCTGGACACCGCGCATTTCAAGGTAGCATCCGGCGCGACATCGTACACGCAGGCCGTACAGGAGGCCGTCAGCAGCATTGCTGACACGCAAACGCAGGTCATCTATCCCACCGGGCACGTTGACACCATCGAAACCGCTGTCCTGCGGGCTGTTCGTACCGGCGTCGCGCAGGCGTCCGGCAACATGGCCGTTCAGGGTATGGAGGAGCGCGACTGGGACATTGTGCTTGTGTCGGCGCATCTCGGCGCACGCTACGGCGACGGCGGCCAAAACCCCGGAAACCACTTCTGGTGGCAGGGCAAATTCTATAGCCGGACGGGTCGAACGCCTGACCTGCCGCTTTTCGTGGAATCCACAGGGTACGGCACCGGCGAGGGCTTGTGCGGTTGGAACTGCCGCCACAGCTTCGGCCCCGGCGACCTGCGGCACAATCCATACGCACAGTTCGACGCGGATGAGAACAAGAAAGCCTTTGACCTCAGCCAGAAGCAGCGCGGGAAGGAATCACGCATCCGGCGCACGAAAACAAAGCTGGTCGGCCTTCGCACAGCCATTGGGGCGGCGGAGGACGCGGGAGTGAAAGCTACACTCGAAGCGCAGTACACACGGACGGCTAAGCTGCTGGAAAAGCAGAATTTGGACTACAACCAGTTCTGCGAGGACAACGGTTTGAAGCGACTCTCTGACCGCATCCAGATCGCAAAATGGACGCGGGAGGACGCACGGAAATCCATTGCCGCCGCCCGCAGCGAGTGAATAATCGCAAAGCAGAGCATTACAGCACCATTCCGGCGCTGTGAGGCTCTGCTTTTCTATGCCCCTTCCAGTATCGCCGGTGCAACTCCGGCAGGGGTACAAAATTGGACTATCGGCGGTCCTAACAATGCCGAAAACGGCCAGACGCTGCAACGTCTTAAATATCTGCTATTGCCGTTATACAGGAGGTTATCCATGAAAACCGAAGAACTGACCGCACTGGGACTGACTGAAGATCAGGTCGAGCAGGTGTTCGCACTCAACGGGAAAGACGTTGAGGCCGCGAAGGCTGCCAAGGACAAGACCATTGCAGACCTCACGGCAGAGCGCGACGGTCTGAAAACCCGCCTCGATACTGCCGAAACCACGCTGAAGAAGTTTGAGGGCATCGACCCGCAGCAGATTCAGCAGGAAATCCAGACCTACAAGACGCAGGCTGAGGACGCGGAGAAGAAATTCGCCCGCGAGATCACGCAGCGCGATCAGAAGGACTGGATCACCAAGAAGCTGGACGAGTACGGCGTCACTTCTCCCTTTGCCCGCACGGCTCTTGTGTCCGAGTGTATGTCTCCGGACGTCGGTCTGACGTGGAAGGACGGCGCATTTTTCGGCTTTGACGACTTTATGAAGGCCGCCAAGCAGAAAGACGCTGGTCTGTATCAGACCGCCGAGGAAAAGGAAGCCGCAGAAAAAGCGGCAAGGCAGAAGGAAAAAGCACCTACTTTCACGGGGCCCCTGGGCAGCTCCGGCTCCAATACCGAAAAATATAACCCGCCCAAAATTTTCTGATAAGACTAATTAAGAAGGAGTACGAAATATGCCTCGCATTAATGCACTGAACATTCTGCTGGAAAGCGATGGTAAGGATTACCTTGCCGAGCTGTACGGCAAAACCGTTGAGGGCGTCCAGAAGGCGCTGATCTCCGGCTCCATGAAGAACATGGACCTGTCCGGTGATCCTGTTTCCGGCACTGTCGAAGCCAAGCGCTTCGTCAACGCCATCCCCAAAAACTACGGCACCGCGCGTACCGCAGGCAAGGGCGACGCCGTGAAGGCAAAGCCCGTCACTGTCGCCATCGACACCGACCGCGAGATCATCGAGGAGCTGGAACAGAAGGACGTCCGCCTGTACGGCGTTGACGGCGTTCTGGACCGTCGTTCCGCAAACCACATCCTGCGTATGGCTGCCGAGCTGGACAATGCGTTCTTCGCCGCTGCTGCCGGTAAGGCCACTGTGCTGAACCTGTCCGCCTACAAGACCATCTCTGACGAGCTGGAAGCCATCATTCAGGAGTGCGAAACCACCCAGAACGACTTCGTGGACGGCGTGCCTCGCTCCATGATGCACCTCGTTCTGTCCCCGAAGTATTACGGCATGATCCGTAACGACCTCGACAAGCAGACCAACAACGCGAATGTGAACACCGCCGCCGAGGAATTCCTTGTGTGGCACGGCATCCGCGCGTACAGCTGCGTCCACCTTCCCGCTGGCTGCAACTACCTGCTTATGGTCGAGGGCGCTGTCGCTCAGCCCATCATGGCCGACCAGTATACCGCCGAGAAGATCCCTCTCTCCAATGCCTACGGCGTCGAGCTGTTCTACCACTACGGCACTACCGTTGTCATGCCTGACCTGATCTTCAAGCCCGGCGTGTTCACCAAGGCGACCGCCTACGCTGCCGGTACTCAGTATTACACCGAGGCCAACGGTGTGTACACTGCTGTCTCCATCACGGAGTTCGCTTCCGGAACCACCTACTATACCATGGCCTGATGCAAGGAGGACATTATGCTGTTTCGCAACCTGAAATCCGGCAACATCGTAGCGGCCACCGACGAAACCAGCATTGAGCTGATGCAGAGGTCAGCCATCTATGAAGCCGTAGAAATCGCCCCTGCACCCGTAAAAACGGAAGGCAAGCGCCGGAAGAAGCCTGCTGAGTCCGAGCCGGACGCTGCCGCCGAGGCGCGGGAAGACTGAGAGGGCGTTGATATGGCGTATGTGGACTGCGTTTTTTACAGTGTTGACTACCATGGTGACATATTGCCGGAGAGCACGGCAGGTGCGTGGCTTGACAGGGCGAGTGATGCCATGGACAGTATCACCCATGGACGGTTGGTGTCAGCATTTCCTATCGTGGGAGCCCACGCCGCAAAAGTCAAAAAGGCCGTTTGTGCCGTTGCCGAAGCTCTTTACTGGATAGACGTTCAGCGGAGAGCATCCTCCGCGCATACAGCGGAAGACGGGAGTTATCGCGGGGCTGTCGCGTCCGTTTCATCCGGGCGGGAGTCCGTCTCATACTCGGCGGGCGATTCTGTTTACGCTGCCGCCGCGACAAGCGCAGAGGCACAAACGGCTCTGATTGGCAGCGTTGCCGCACAGTATCTGGCAAATATTCCGGATGCAAACGGCGTCAATCTGTTGTATGCGGGAGGTGATTGCTTTGTATTGTGACACAATAACGGTCTTTAATTACCACGCCGCAACCGGATGCTGGTTTCCGTCCGTCATCTTCGGCGCTGATCTGCTGGCCACAAAAGCCAACAGCGCGACAACTGCGGGAGGCAACAACGCCGATGCTGTGGACATCATCATCCATTGCACGGCGGACAAGCGCGTTCCCACCGGCGCGGGAATGAAAAGCTACACGGGGGCGAAGGAATATGCTCGCTGCGACAATCCGACGCGGCACATCACCTTCGCCCCGGAGTGCGATTTCATTTTTGCCGGTGCATGGTCCGACACCGAGCCGCTGACCGACGACGACTACGATGAGGGACTGTACCACACCCTGAATGCAGAGCGTGACGGTATCTATCTGATAAGCTCTGCGAGCTTTTACGGTCTTCTCCCTCACTTCGAGATCGGAGGGCGGTAAAATGTCTGACCTCCCGAAAATCTCCTACTCTGACGGCGGCGTACACGTCACTGTTGACCTGCGCGCACTGGATCAGCGTATGCGCGAGGCGCAGCAATGGCTGGGCGACCGCGTGCTTGAGGACTGCAAAGCCTGTATGCCGCTGCTGACAGGCAGCTTGCAGCAGCGCTCCCACACGGAGGACGACGGAAAAAAGGTCATCTTTCCCGGTCCGTATGCGCGCTACCAGTACGGCGGTAAGGTCATGGTGGATTCCGTAACCGGCAAAGGCCCCCGCAAAATTCCTACAGGTCCCGGTGAATACATCCTGCGTTTCCGCAAGGGCGCGAAGCTCGTTGCCACCGACAGGCCGCTGAAATACTCCAACCCGCAGGCCATTCCTCAATGGTTTGAACACGCCAAACGGCAGAACAAGCAATCCTGGATCGACGGCGTGAAGGAAATACTTGGAGGTGAATAACCGTGCCGTCAAAAACGGTAATTGACATTGACGGCTCCGAAGCCGTCAGCAAAATCCTTCTCGACCTGCTGAACATGTATCCCGGTCTGACTGTCGGCAATAAATCTATCCTGTTCTCCACGCTCTCAGACGCTTCCGGGATTGGATTCTTTCCGATTTTCGGCGCAGCATTGCTGAGCAGCACGGAAGACGTCACAGGACACGTCACGCAGGTCTGCCAATACCCGTTCAATGTGATCTACCGCGCCGCTCCTAAGTCTGAAATCCAGCGCATCCGCATCAAGGAATTTCTTGACGCGCTGGGCAAGTGGCTTGAGCGGCAGCCGGTCATGCTGAACGGAAAGAGCCACCAGCTCGACGCATACCCCGCCATATCGGCGGGTTTGGTGATTTCGATATCGGGGTTGAGCTCTT